CACCACACCATCGGCCCTGGTTCGCCTCGCACCACTCAGCAGGGGCACCAGGCGCAGGATATGCCAGGCATCCGCACATATAAACCTTGACCGTTTTTTCTCGCTTGAAAACCTCTTTATTTTGCATCTCTGGCCCCCTTAAATATTTCACGCCCGAACTTCTCAGCATTATCAAGAATTTCCGGAAGGAATTTCTTTTGAAACACCTTTTCGGCCTTGTCGCTCATCTCAGCAAAGAAAGCATCCGGATCATTGGCCATAGCCACCGGGTCAAGGTTCTTTTCAAACCATTCGTTGAAGAACTGCTTCGCCTCGTCCTGCAACTCGTCTTGGTCATCCAAGTGCGTGTTAAGTCCCTTAATTATCTCCAGCTCAAATTGGTTCACGCCGCCCCCTGCTCACGAGTTCGCAACATATCGCCCAGCCCCACCTTGTCGTTGATCTGCGTTCTCAACTTCAGGTTTTTGTCCAGCTCGGCCTGGGCATCTTCCACTGAATCAATGGTCGTGTGTTCCGCCATGATCCAATCAAGCACGGACAGAACGCCCTTATCGATCAACTGTTCCCACTCGGCCATGTCACGGCTCGACACGGTGAAATTTCGGTGATATTCAACGGTTATTTTCTCAGCATCAACACCCATGAACAAGGCCACCATTTGCCACACTGCAATTTCAGACTGTTCAAACGAACCCGCTTTTTTCATGAGCAGACTTTCAAGTTCACGAGAGTCGATCTTCTTGGACTCAGCGGAGGCAACCTGTGCGGTGTCCTTGATTGTAGCAATCTGATTGGTCGCCAGCCGGTAAATTAGCTCCTGAATTTTAGAGATAGATACCCATAGCTCGGTGGAAGCATTACCCTGTGATTCCAAAATAAAAGCGTCCTCACCACTATCCGGGCTTAACCTGATAGCACGGTTTGACCCGATGCCGATTTCTTCAATATCAGCATTGGTCTTGATAACCAACTGCCGCAATGCGTGATAAATCATATCCTCATCCAACCAGGAAAGCCATTCGGCCACTTTTTGAGCAAGAGGGGCGATGGCCTTCAAGTCGCTCTCTCCAACCATAAACCCTTTTCTCCGGCCATAAAAGGGGATGACCGGCACCTTGCCAATCTGGTTAACGCTCTCAGAAACAAGCGAAACGACCCCTTTGACCTCCTCATATTCCTGGCATCTGTCCGGGTAAAAGATCAGGATTTTCTTTTTGATCACTGGCTCCGTAAACGGCGATTCCGAATGATAAAAAGATTCCTCAATCACCAAAAAATTAAACTCCCCAATCCTCGCCGGATCAGTCATTTCGATCTGCCAGGCGGTAACATTTTCAGCAGGGATGGAGACCAGATACGGGAACATCTTGTTTACGGCGGCCTCATCAACGGTGTAGGTCTTCCCCTCCTCACGCCTCGGGGCGTCAACAAGCACGTAGTGAATCCCGATTGCCTGGGCTTGCTCTGTCACATGGGGAAAAAAAGAATTTGCATCCGTGCCCAGCCGATCAACATTGCCGGTGATGGCCTCAACCTTATCGGGCAACAGCCTAACCGGTGACACCTTCCAGATGGCCGATTGATAAATAGAAATCACAGCCTCGCAATAATTGATATAGATCGACCGCAACTTCCGGGCCAAATAAGCGGCGTCATCTTCCTGGGAAAACTTCGGCAGGTAATCATCCGAACATTGAGCATACCCCTTCCCGCCATTGAAATGATCTCGATAGTATTTATACATCCCGACACTGGCCTTATAGTTCGGATTTTGCTTAATGATAATGTTTGCCATTTCTCCACCATCCCTTTTTTTTAGTATTTCGTACCTCTTGGGCCACGCCCCACAATCGGACGCATCCCGCAGACCATATATCCGAACCCATCGCTGATATGGGTACGCTCAACATCGCTTGAATCAAGGTCGCCAGACTTGCCCCACACAACAAGTTCCAGGTCGTCGATCAGCTCCCTGCATGACGGGTCAACATGCGTCCACACCTCGCCAGCGGCGTTTTTGAACACAGAATTAACGGTGTTGACCCTATCTTTAACGAGTGGGTTGGTGTTCCTGGAAATCACCTCAAATCCAAAATCCCGCAAGATTTGATGATCGGTGGTCGCACTGGTAGAATCCCTGTTTTTTCCGGTGGAGTCAGGCCAGACAGTCACCCGGTATTCATCTTCCTTGAATCGCTCCCGGATAGCATGACCCATCTCGATGGTGTTGGAATTCCGGATCACCACCTCACCAAAAACCTGTAACTTGCTGTTCGCCAGAACCGAGCACATCTTTCCGACATTGAAATCCATCCCGACATTGACAATCGCTCGTTCATTCCTCAACGGCATCGGCGGCATAACGGGCATAACGTGAACCTTACGGTCGAAGGCATAATAGACGACCCCGGCATTGTCCACGAAGTCGGCCTCATACTCCTGCCGGAATGTCCGGTCGTCAAGGTCACGCTTGGCCGCTTCAATCTCATGGGCCGGAAGAATCTCTGACGATTTCCAGGTGAAAGCGCCCCACTCAATATCGTGCCCAGCAATCGCCCGCTGATATAGCTGATAGTAATGATTCCGGCCTTCAGGAACGCCAATAAGCCAACACCACCCGTTTCTGTCGGATAGTGCCGGCCTGATATTTTCGCCCCACGCATGTTTCTTGAGGTTCGCATACTCATCCAGTACGCCACCATTCCAGGGGACGCCCTCGATCCGCTCCGGCTTATCCAGCCCTAAAACCCAAATCTCGGCACCATTCTTCAGGGCAATGCACAAATCCCCGTCATATTTTCGCCTGACCATGGAGCGGGGCACCAAGGCCTTGAGGTCTTTCCAGAAAATCCGCTTCGCCTGATTAAGCGTCGGCGCACCGGCAAAGAACCGTGGATCGGCCCAGGTATCAGATGTACGCATCGCCTCGGAAACTACCTTGCGCTTGGCGATCTCAGTCTTGCCGGATCGTCGGCCACACGGCAAAACAATAAACCGCTTGTCAGAATTCCACAAAGCGGCTTGCTTACAATGCTCACGTAACGGATTCCACCTATCAGGCAACGCACGGCAACTTGCAACTGACAGGATGGGGCGAAGCTTACTCGGCTGACTCATCGACAATAACCGGCAACTCATGACCACACGAGCCGGGCGGAGGCGGCAGGAAAGCAGAAAAACCAGCCATCAAGGCCCGGAACTCTTCCGGCGTTGAGCCTTCACCTTCCCTGCCGGTGGACATATCCAGGCCCAAATATTTTGCCCGGCGATCCATGATCTTCAAAGCCCTGTCGATGGCGCCCAGGTTCCCATTCCTGGCCATCCGCATTGAAGGAACAAGCAACTCATCCAGCCGTTCAAGCTCCAAGACCTTGACCTCCTCGGCAATCTCACGGGTGATGTCTGCGATAGCCCTCTTGACGGCTTTCTCAACTGCCTGCCACGACCGGACGATCCCCTTCTTCCTCAAGCCCTCTGAAATTTTCGCGTAAGAATAGCCCTGCTTCCTCAGCTCAAGGGCCTGCTTGCGGAACTCAGCGGCGGCGATATGAACAGGCTTCGTCTGGCTAACTGTTGATTTTGGCATAACATCCCTCATTATTTCTATTTTTTCTCAAGTCTTCGCTGACAATCAATGGTGCCGTGTGATTCCAAGCAACAACATGATGAAGCCGCTTGTCCTTATTCCCCATCATCCCGATCTTGACCCCGCTGGGGTGAAGCATGACGGAATAAAAGCTTTTAACGTAAGTTCCTGATTCTAAATACATTTCCGACATTCCACCCGAGTTTGATTGCGTCCTCTTCTGGTGCAGCCCGACCTGGTTGATAGTGAAGAACAACAGCCCTTTTGCCGCTTGTGCGGTGTAGGTATTAACGTCCTCGTTTATTCTCCCCACAAACTGGAATGGCCTGTCGGTTGAACAAATGAAACTGTTCATCGCTTTACGCTTCATCTTCAAGCCGTCAGCAAACGCAGATTGTTTACCACCGATAAAGTCGCCACCCTGAGCCATGGCAATAGAGCAACAACCAGAGGCAATGTAAAACCTCAACATCACTTTGAGTACGCCATCCATATTTCTGGTGGTTTTTTCCTTGAAATCCAGCTTGTCATCAAACCTAAAAGAAAAATTCGTATAATCGTCGTCAAGCTGGATGAAATATTTAAGCCCTATATCCTTGGCAATTTTAAAACAAGCATTCCTTGCGTAGATGATGGCCCGCATATCATCAAAATTATCGGCTGAATCGAATGTTTTAGCGATCTCCTTCTTGTCGAAGATGACCACCTTGTCGCCAAACCTCTTGATATACTCAGCCCGGCAAGGGTCAAGATCATCAATGATGATAAAAATCTTTCCCCGATACCCACTATCAATGATAGACTTAAAGGTGACCACCTTGTCGGGCCTGCCATTGGTCAGAATAAAAACGGCAAAATCTTCCGCAAAAATCTTATCCATTGTCCGCAAGATACACCTCCGTCAGTTCTTCGGACAGGGAGACAAACCCCTGTTCTATGGCCTTGTTGAAATCGACAATGACCAGGGCTGAATCTTCCATCAACTCTTGCATTTCGGGTGCTGAGTGTGCGTAATATTCGGCGATATCTTGATAAGAAAATTTCAGGTGGCGGGTGGCGGCGGTGAGCAAAAATTCCTTTTCGTCTTCAGAGACAGAACTTTCAAGAATCTTTTTGATAAGAAGATTTGTCTTGTCTTCATCCACCAACTGAGAAATATCGGGTTGCTCCCCTGTAACCTCATAAATTGGTGACTCGATTTTCGACGAATACTCTTTCCCCTCCTGCTCCTTATCAAACATCGAGAGTATCTCGTCATCATCGAAACCAGTAAGCGAAATATCGAAATCCTCATTCATCAACAATTCTATTTCGGCCCTCAGCTTGTCTTCGTCCCATCCCGAATTGAGTGTAAGCTTATTGTCGGCAATGATGAAAGCTCGCTTCTGGGCGTCAGAGAGATGAGACAGCCGGACACATGGGACAGCCTCCATATTCAACTTCTTGGCTGCCAGGATCCTGCCATGGCCAGCCACGATCATGTTGTTTTGGTCGATCAACACCGGGCAGTTGAAGCCGAACTCCTCAATGCTGGCGGCAACCTGGGCAACATGGGCATCCGGGTGCGTCCGGGCGTTCCCGGCATAAGGGATCAGGGACTCGACCGCTATTTCTTCCACCTGCCATCTATTCATTTTTACCCCCACCGTGCATGTATGCCCTGGCCCCACGAATACAAACGACGGCAATGTCTATCAACTCACCAAGTGCCTGCGTGGTAACATGGCCCTTTCCTTCGTGGATGGCGTGCAAAAGCTCGTGTTGCTCTTCCATGATAACTCCAAGCGACTCCTCGGGGCTGTTATAGGTGTGGCCGTGTCGGGCCGTGACCAGGGCAAGCTGAGATGTTATGGCCTCAATCATCGCCTCGTCGTTGAATGGCTTCACCATTCTTTAATCTCGGCCTCAACCCGAGGAAATTTTTTATCTACTTCACCGAATTGATATGAAACCTTTTTTATAAAATTATAGTTATCATCAATTATCCTTTCCGCCCAAACAAGGCTATCGCAAAAGAATTTATCTACGATACAACAGACATTAGCTATATCAATCAATCTGTTAGATACCGGGTAAAGCGTGTAAATGATCTCAATCTGATCCATCCTCTTAAGCTTCAAAATCTGAGGAAGAACCTCTTTGTGGAACTCAATTTTTGTCTTGTTGCTTGCCTGAAAGTGGAGATTTCTATATACGCCCAAATTCAGATAAATTTTTTTCCTGCCAACCATGACGAATAGCGGACAATTTATTTTCAAAATACCCTCACCATGGAAACGGTCAGGAAGAAAACAACGGCACACCAAACCGCCAAAGAAACAACGCTCTTAATCGTATCCATTTCACCCCCCCCTATATTTTTTTCAGTTCGTATTTTTTTGTAGTAAAAAGCCGGTTCTCGTACCGGCAAACGGACACCGCCTATTCGGCTTTTTTTTCAAGAGGAGTGAATATCGATGTCAGCAGCGGTTATATCCCCACTCACTGCTTGGGTCTGTCGAGCGCATACCATCCATTATACACGGATAATAAATGGAGGCCAAACTAAAATGCAAATTGCTCTTGATCAACATCCCGCTTGCTGACATTCCGCCACTCATCTTTATTGCTGATTTGCTTATACCCGCCCCTGGCCTTGGCCTGCATCTGTGGGATAGTCATCTTCATGATCTCGGATAATTCCGGGCCTTCAAATATCTGCTGCACCATAGATTTACAAACAAAGCTGAATCGAAGCCCATCATTTCCGTCTAAGTCACCTATCACATAACCATTGTCTTGCAGCCTATCAATAACCTTGGCCATGGCGATAGATGTTTTAGGGGTTTTGCCATTGGTCACAGCCTGCCTGAAGTTACGGCAATGCTCCACCAACAGCCGCATATTGTCCGGGCCTATAAGCTGGCTCGGAGCAAACTTGGTTTTGATTAATGGGATATTTGTTCGCATTTTCCACCCTCACAGTTAATTTTGTCCAGGTCAGGAAGCACCACGTCTTGAGCCCCTTTAAGCTGGATCTTCGCAACCTGTAGATAAGCCTCGAATTTCGTGCCAAAAAGAGTCTGTGGCCTCAGATATTGCGACATTTCGGCGTCCGTCTTCCATTCATCGGCTTTGTGGTCGATCACTGAGAAGAAATCCTCCACCTCGAACCCCTCCGCGAGACGCGCAGAAATATGGCCCCTGGTCACCTTAGAGTTGGCCTTGAAAGTAGAACCAGTCTTCAGGTTCAGATGATCCACAATCTTCGAGACAGGGGCAGACAGTGAGACCGGTTTTTTGGCCCTCACAATAGTCTTTTCTTCTTTATGATTAGGATTAGGAGAAGGAGAAGGAATAGGAGAAGGAGAAGGGGCATTGCTGATTTCATGCTGAGGCATTGCCTCGGTATTGCTCAGGCATTGCTCAGGCATTACAGCCTTGATACCGCTCTTTTTCTCCCACCTGGAAATAGCGGCCTTTCGTGCCACCTCGGATCGTTGTTTTGCCGCTGACGCCCATCCGTTATGCTCGGCCCAATCATGCACAGAGTAACCCTCGCTTTTTATGTCGAGGAATCCAGCGGAAACCAGGCAATCTACGAAGTGTTCGCAGTCCCCTTCCCATCCAGCCATGAGGCAAATGTCAAGATTGTCAAGCCCGGCAAGATCACCATCCGGGCGGTCTGTAGCAACAGACAACCAGAAGTCGAGCAGGTAATCAGTTGCAGAGTCATGTCTTAATAGTAGCCGAAACTTTTTTCGCTTCCGGTTGCCCTTAAAAGATATTGAGATTCTGATGTCGGTATTCATTTTTACCCTTCATAAGAAAAAATAACGTTCGCATTGGCTTAAAACAAACTGATAGAACCTATAATGCGGAGCAAACACATCAAAGCGTTGATCAAATCGCCACCTTGATGTGTTCCCCGACTTCCCGTCTATCCGGGCCGTTCTCCGTCTATAAAAAATTAATTGGCACATACCCCCCCTCGCTAAGGATTGCCGCCAACTCTTCCTTAGTGTAGGGCTTTGTGACCATCCCGTCACTTTCTGACACGGAAACATAGCGAGCCTCATAATCATCAGCATCCGCACGATAGCCTATGAGCCAGATTTCTTTAATGTGTTGCTTGCTGTAACGGCGGCCTGGTCTTATGTCCTCAGCTTCCCAGATTTTAAAGCCATCTCCTGTAAGACGCTGTGCGGTCTCATGGGCATCATTATCCTCTATGTCATAATCTTTGCCTCCAGGCATCGCAAAACGCACTACGCGAATCTCGCCCTCATAGTCCTCTTCATGTCTTGGAGGGCAAATCGTGTCCCACCATTCCCGTTTAGTCATCAGCCGAAAACCCTCTAACATGTTCTCACGCTCAAATTTGTCGAGCACTTCACGCATATCTACTTCTGTCGGGAAACACCCTGCCGTAAAGCCAATGGTTGCCACTCCCTGCACGTTGCCATCGGTGATGCTGACCTTCATCTCGACTTGAATCGGTGCAACTATTTTCATGATTTCTCCTTTTGATTGTAAACTCAATTAGCGCCGCCTCAACTTACCCGTGTCGTTCTCTTCCCCGATTGATGAGGTACAACTCACACCCAAGTTCGTATAATTCGTGTTCAAGCTCGACTTGCTTATCAATCAGGGCCATTGAGTTTTTCTGCTTTTCGGCAAGGGAGAACATCCGTTTTTCTTCCTCGCCAAGTGGCTTCAACAACCGCGCAATTGTGGCGTAGTCATCTCCGTGCTGCTGCAATATTTTATTGGCTTCGATCCTTATTTCGCATATCCGACCAAGAGGATTTGCAGAGAGCAATTCCTTGGTTGCTACCACCTTCTTTTGCACCTGGTCTATTGCTTGCCTTATAATTTTTTCTTTTGTCGTCATGGCATGTCATTGTTGAACGTCGTTGAACATTAACAAACAAAAACCGGCACACCTGTCTCCTGCCTGGCAATTTTAAGAAATCGCTCCTCATCGCTGTTGTTGTCGCTGAGGTGCATCAACCAGACAGCCTGCAAGGCTGATAGCTCATTCTTTCTCAAGAAATCAACAACCCGCTGTATGCTCATGTGAGACTTCAAAAGCCGATCCTTTTGAGCATTAGGAATATCAGCACTCGCAACAATATCCTCACAGAAATTGCACTCAATCATCAAATGAGTGACCCCGGAAAACCTATATTGACAAAAGGCTGTAT